CACCACCGCTGCTGTTAACTGCACCAGGGTTTAAACCACCTGACTCAAAATTCCAATTACCCAGAACAGCCGCAATACCGTTCTTGGTTGCTTTAGGATCAAGCTTCTTTAATCCGCCGGCTAGGGCTTTAGCCCTTTCGGCTAAGTCGCCGCCGATACTAAATGAACCAAGTGAGCCAAGATCATCGCTAAGATTCTTTTTAATCCAACTCAAGGCGGTACTGCCTAGCTCTTTCTTTGCAAGAGCCATTAAGTTCTTATCAGCCGCTGCTGTCTTCTTAGATTGAGCGGCATTATGCAAGCCACGAACACGGTAATATCCGTATCCCATGCCTTTGTCATCAGCAATTGAGGTAACGCGTGCATGGGGTGGCGTTTCGTTGAACATTGTTCCGGTGTGTGGGTTCTTAATAATTCCCACGTGACCAGCGGCACCTGTTCCATGGCCAAAGATAACCAAGTCGCCTGGAATTGTTTTAGATAATGACTTACCCAAGTACTCAACACCTGAACTGTGTTGCATTGCCACGGTGGTACGTCCAATATCTACGCCAAAGTGAC